CTGATCATCCGATGGTAAACCCGCTGTCTGTGGATCGATCGTAAGCTCTTGCTTAGGATCTAATGCCAACTTAAATAGCGTGTCACCACCACTAAAAGTGGCCATATTCGCGACCGTCATTGGTCGCTGAATTAATGGATCACTAATAATTGGTGGTCGCGAAAATCCGAATAAACGGGCAACATCTGCCGCCGCTCCAGCTGCAATATGCGTAGCTCTTGCGAATTTACCAATAACTGGTATTTCCGTAAAATAAGCTGCGTAACTTGCAACTGCAGAAGCTGGGCCAGATATCATACCATCATTCTGATATTCGTCTGTATTTCTGCTTTCCTTAATAGGAGGTGATTTCTTCTTACCACCCTTCTTCTTCTTAGCTCCAGTCACAACCATATCTGATTGTGCCACAGCTGTAGAAGTAAGACCTGTAAGAGTAACATCCTCCATCCAAGCGAAAACAGTAATTGTTAGGGGATCTGTTGCACTATTGTTATGTTGTAAAGTATTCAACTCCCACATCTCAATTCTCCCCATTCTATCAATCGTCTCCGAATCTTGCAAGTCAATATAGTTGGTTGCCGCAAAAAACGGCCAATCAATATGACTTGGTTGATTCGTAGCAGGATCGATAAAAATATGAGGTCTTTGAGAATAAAAAGTTCTACCCACAATCATAGTCTTAGGTCCAGGTACTCCTGAATTATCTTGATAATTAGTAGTAAGAAAACCTGTAGACAAATCAACAGTTGAAGTATTATTATCATAACGGGTTGGTCTACAACCAACAAACACCCTACCGTAATGGTAAGGTGAACCGTTAATTAAAAACTTCAACTTCAAAGTACCGTGCAACAGTTTAAAAGTTTCTAACTTATTCAATACTCGAGCATCGCCTAAAAACAATGCCCAGGGATTGAATACGTCAACGAAAGGAGTGGCAGCCCCTACTGTCCACTCTCTCCGAAAAACCTCAATCGGACGCATAAGAAAATCACTTAATTGTGCATTTTCCTGAAAACCCTGCAAAAATGTAGGATCTGCTGTCATCATACCGACTTTTAAATCGATCTGTTGTTCAGCATCAGCAAATTGCACATTCTGTTCAACTTCTTTTGTAGTATCAGTTGTACCAACATCTTCTACAGCATCTGATTGAGC